AGCGTTTCTGCTGTATGATTGCCTTCTAGAAAGATATAAATTCTTCGCAGTTGTGCATTTAGACTGTCGTGCGTTATACCAGGCAATACATCGGTTGGTACTTTATAATTTTCTGGAATCTCTTTTATTTTCCATTTAAAATCTGGATGATAAGTCAATTTTAGAATGTCAACTAAAGTCTGTGACAAGTTATCGCCAATTACTTGCATTCTTTCTTTTTTACTTTTGGCATTTTCAAATTCATCAAATATCTCATACATTGTTTTCATCAAAAATCCTCAATTACATCAATTAAATTTTTAAGTTTGTTGGCTATTAGATAATCTAGCAGTTTATTTTTGGGAGCCGGTTTGACTTCATCATAAGTATTTATAATTTTGTCTTTGATATCACCAGGTATGTTTTTCAGGTCAATCAATACTTGATTACGAGAAAAACCAATCTTTTCGTTTTCGTTATCCCAATCACTATAGTTTTTTTCCATCAACTTTTCCAATTTGCTCTTGGAAATTGTTGTTTGGCGCAAATCACGAACAAAACAATCCGATGGTGATAGAATATTGGGAATGCCATCACCCTTGTCACCACGAATAATTTTCTCTTTTAGTTCCAACAATGGATTTTCGGAAACAATAAATTTCTTTTGTGATGGGTTATATTGCTTGACTGTGTATTTGTTTGATGGCGTATTGTACTGTTGTAGTTGCAGAAAATCACCATCACTAGAAATGATCAGGATATTTTCATGCATAATGTGTCGTGGCACAAGAGTACCGATAATGTCATCAGCTTCGGCACCCTCAACATCAACAACTTTGTAAGGAAAGTAATCCTTCAGTTCTTGTTTGAATTTTGTCAGCATATCAAAGATGAGGTGCCAATCCAGATCAGATTTTTCTCTGGTTTTCTTGCGACCAGCTTTGTAGAAAGGAAACAATTCGCGGCGCCAGTATTTCCTGTTGTCACAACAGAGAACAATTTCATCATAGTCGTTACGGAAGTTTTTAACATGAGTCCTAATGATGTTTAGGATCATATGGCGAATTAAGCTTTCTTCTAACTTAACTCCTTTTTGACTGGCAATTTGTGCCATTAGACCAGCCAACAATACCTGATTTAGATCAACGAGAATCATAACAAACCTTAAAAAATTTACACTTCACCAATCTTATCACATTCTTTCAGTGAAGTCAACACCTTTTCAACAAATTCTTTGGAGGTTGTTGTTTTTCTGGAAACCATTCCATACCAATCTTGTTCTATTAAAGAGGAAACATACTCTCTAGGATCCGTCAGTATCGCATCAAAATGATCTAGATCACCTACAGCGTCATTTTCTGATTTGAATAATACTACATGCCATTCTGGACCCATTGGACTACCACCAACAGGTTCTCCAGCATTTTTATGTTGACTGACTATTATATTAAGAGAATTATTTTGACCTTCTACTGGTATAAAACATAATGTATCATAATCTTTTACTGTTTCAAAAAACTTTAACATTGTAATCCTTTGATGTGTGATTTTCGCACTCTTACCATAATCCATGAATTGTAATACACATCACTCTCCAAAACACCATTGACAAATTGTTCTTTTGCTTCAAGATAACCACATTCACCTTTTGTTTTGCAAAGGTGTTTTATCTCTCTTTTAAAATTTTCTTTACCGTAAGTTGCAACGTCTTTTTTGAGTTCTTCATTAGAACCATAGTAACTTTGCCAATCACTAAAAATTTTAAATCGTTTCTTTTTACCTTTAACTTGTTTTGTTTTTGAAGAATAAAAAAACTTTTTACCAATATACTGTTTACCAGTTATGGTGTTAGTAATTATGTAAACAAAACCATAATAATCATTAATCAATTCTTCGGTGAAGTCTTGATTATTATATGACCAATTTAATCCCATTCTTGATTGTCCGGATCTTCATCTTCGTCATATTCAGAAAGTTCTTCTATGACTTCACCACAAAATGGACAAAATTCTGGATATTCTGATGATGTTAATTCTTCGACATATTCAATGTCATAAGAAGATTCGCAATTGTTGCATTCGGCTGTTATTGTTTTATTCATCTTTATTCTCCGACTTTATTCTAAAATTAATTTGCCCAAACATCGCCCCAGTTTCCTTGTAAAGCACCTTTTGCATAGTCTGTTGCACGGTTCTCAAAGAAGTTTGTATGTGTTGGTGCATTAATCATTTCTTCAACCCACGGTAAAGGATTCTTCTTTACTTTCATAATACCCTTTAGTCCAAGACTAATCAATCGGCGGTCAGTAATGTATCTGATATATTTTTTAACATCAGCAGCATCTAAACCTTCCATGTTGCCTAAGCTGAATGCTAAATCAATAAACTTATCTTCAAGCTGAACCATTTTTTCAGCAATCGTATAGATTTTCGATTTCAAGTCATCGTTCCACACTTCTTTGTTTTCTTCTATATATGTTCGGAACAATTTGATCATCGACTCTGCATGTTGAGTTTCATCAACGATAGACCATGTCACAATCTGTCCCATACCCTTCATCTTACCTTGTCTTGGAAAATTCAACAACATGATGAATGAAGAGAACAACTGCATACCTTCTGTGAATGCAGAGAACACAGCAATGTGTGTTGCTGTAGATTCAATTGTTCCGTTCTTTGAAGAGATATCCATAACATAATCATGTTTGTCTCTCATCTCTTGATATTCCAAGAATTGGTTATACGTTGTCTCTGGAAGACCAAGAGTTTCGATCAAATGACTATATGCAGCAATGTGCAAGGCTTCACGTGCTGCGAAACCGGATAACATCATGCGAATTTCTGGTTGAGGAAAATAAGGAAGATAATTACGAACATAACCACCAGCAACGTCAATATCACCTTGAGTGAAGAATCGAAAAATGTGTGTTAAAAATTGTTTTTCTTCATTCGTTAATTTCTTTTTCCAATCGTTCACATCTTCGGCCATTGGAACTTCTGTGTGTAACCAATGAGACTGTTCGTGTTTCAACCATGCATCATAAGCCCAAGGATAGTTGAACGGCTTGAAATGATTGCGTTCATCCGTGAGTTTCGTTTCTAACTTTTTAATCATTTAACCACACCTCTAATTGTTCTTTTGTTTTTAAACCAGTCGTTCTTTTCATAACCGTTCCATCTTCAACCATAAGAAGTGTTGGAACTGATCTTATTCCATATTCGATTGCTGCGTCTGAGTTTTCGTCGATATCAACAACATCAATAGGAATTTTTATATCCATAGCCTCCATTGTTCTGGACATTTGTTTACATGGTTGACACCATGAAGCTGTAAATCGTATAACTTTTTTCATATTAACACCATGAAGTTTTGGCTTCACCATAATATTCTCTGGCAAAACCGTTTGTTATTAATAGCATTCTTAAACTTTTACCATCTAGTAGTACATCTCCCAATACACGACCACCGTACTTGTCCCATTCCATAAGAACAACCTGTCTCTTTTGGGATTTGTTAATCGTATCTTTAGTGAATTGTGTTGCGGCTTGACCTCTTGCGTCTTCTTGTGGGCATTTAGCTCTGTGTCCTTTTTCTGGAGTATCGACTCCAAAGACTCTAATTGACAACTCTTTCTTAAGAGGGTCAGGCAACCAGTTGGCTTGAAAGGCTACGGTGTCGCCATCGATGACTCTTGTGAGAAGTACATCGTATGTGACACCGGCCTTTTCTTTTTGTGCAAATGCAATTAACGGAACAAATAATAACGTTAGTAGTAGTTTTTTCATTTTTCTTCCTTTTTATTCGTTCATTCGCCATTTGTTTTCTGGCAATCCATAATCCCATTTTGGGTCCATTTCAACATTCCATCTAGTAGTAGCGACATTAAAATCCGGTATTTTCATTTCTTTAGGATTACTTGCTGGTTCTAAAATGACAATACGATTATTTGGTTGTGCGGCAAATTGGCCATTGTCACATTTAATAAAGTTAAAGCTTTTGTGATCCTCAACATCTTCACTATGACCACAATCTATAATATTAAAATCTGGATGTGCAGAATCAACAGTAAAAAGATATTCTCCTCCTAACCAAGATCCATCCTTCATTTTAATCTTACATCTCATGTTTGCTATCATTGCTTTTTTAATCACAGTAATATCATAAGACATGCTATTCCATAATTGTAAGAAATCTAAAGGATATGGTTTACCTTCTATAGGTTTCCAACAATATGCATGTAATGGAAGTTTATCATATAACGCACCATATCGATTTAAATACGATTCAATACGAAACGCTTGGCTACGCTGAGACTTTATTGATATCCACCAACACGGTTCAAGTTCTCCATGCCCTTCTTGAAAATCGTATAGAAATTCCTTCCGAATAAAACATTTTACTGCTGGTAGGTTTGCTACTATATGTGACATTTATCCCTCACATGCAATACAATCATTACCTTGTGCAATCGCGTTCATATCAAGTTCTTTGATAACTTCACGTTCAATACGCTTAGATACCTTATCAGCCTTAGCCAATTTTTCAGAACGGCAGTAGTACAAAGTTTTCAAACCTTTTTTCCACGCCAAGAAATGAATGGCGTGTAGATATTTAATGTTCACATCTGGTCTGAAGAACAGGTTAAGTGATTGTGCTTGATCAATATGAACTTGACGATCTGCTGCATGTTCAATCACCCAACGTTGATCGATTTCCATGGATGTTTTGAATACTGCTTTGGTGTTTTCGTCCATCCAATCAAGATGCTGCACAGAACCATCATTGGCAATAATAGAAGACCAAATATCAGCATATTTTCCGGAATCCATTCCA